ATTTGGCTTATATTCCGCAGTCCGCACATACTTCCCAGAACCACTATACTAATCGCTTCCGGAATACTGCAAAAATATCCGCTGTATTCCCGGCTCGCTTCTACTTCCTCGAAATATTCGACTATTTTCTGCTTTCCCATTCTTCTATTATAGCTCGTTTTTATCCCTTTTGCAAAAATTGATTTCCGTGGCCGTGGAGGGCCTGCTCCTCTGTGCTGACGCGGATGTACAGCGCGGCTCTTATCCGTAGAGGCGGACTATTTTCAATTTTCATGTTGCTTTTCCTCCCGTAAGTATGTTAATATGAGAGGGTGAAGAGCCGGATAAACTTTTCACACTCTATAGCCGCTCTCGGTGTTGGTAGCACCGGGGGCGGTTTTTTGTTGTCCAAAATCGTAAGCGCTTGGGATTTTGACAGAATTACTGCGCCCTCTTCAGCTTACCGATATCCACGCTGTGTCGGCTGACAACATCTTTGATTACAGATACATCGGCTGACAATTCCTCTACCTGCTCTTTTGTTGCCAAGGTATCTAATTCCCGTTTAAGCTCGCTGTGTCCATCAAAAAGCATCTGAATCCGGGGCAGGACAACGCCCTCCTGGGTGACAGCAACACGGGTAAGGGTTTCCTGTATCTCTGCAATTTGCTCCCCCTGCTTGGTTTGTGTGGCTTTCAGGTCTGCTATGTCAGACCGCATTACGCCCATTTCGGATCGGACTGCGCCCATTTCGGATTGCATTGCCGTTAAAATTGCTAAAATTTTATCCTCATTATTCATGATTTGCTCCCTTCTATGTATCCGCCAATTTCGGCGGAAAATTTTCAAAAATTGCATTTCCACCCTTTTGTAACACAAAATGACAAAAAAGTGTGTTATACTCCACCCATGCGCAAATACACAGTCTGGACGCCGGTACAGTACGGGACGGAAAGGGAAAGCTTATGACGGATCTGGAATTTTGGATTCTGGAGCTTTATCGTCAGCTGCCGGTGGAACTGAAGCAGCTGATGCACCTTTCTGCTGCTCTCTCAGCAGACGCGCCTGATTGTACTGATTAAAAAGCAGCTCCTGTTGACCAGGACTCATTGACTGCACATTCTTCATCAAGGATTCTTCATCGGCATTCGTCGGCCCATCCTCGGAAACGGGGGTGGGCGTTTTTTGTTCTACAATGCGCACCTGCCAGAATTTGTCCGGTTCAGCAGGTGCTGGAGCCATAGTAGCGTACTCACTCTGCATCTCTTGGATCATGCGCTGCATAAACGGCTCCCGGATTCTTGGGTCGATCCTGAAGTACGCACGGATGATTCCAGATTCCAGTTCGCTAGCGTGTAATTCAGCGCACAGCCGGTCTACAGTGTTTTCCACAGACTGGTTGAACATTTCCCCTTCACCAGTTCGGAGCCATTTCTCAGAGACATTGAACTCCCGGCAGATGAGTGAGATTACAGAACTGCCTGGACTACCTTCTCTTGTCTCATAAGTCGCTATATTCCCCCTACTAATTCCGAGGCGATTAGCGAATTCCTGCTGCGTAAGGTCAAGAACCTTGCGCAATTTTTTTATCCGGTCTTTCAACATAACACCTCCCTGCAAAAGCTACTATACTACCAAAAAAGCGACATGTCAACAAAAAGTTTCATTGTCGCAAAACAGGTCTTGACAAATGCGACATAGAGGCTTATAATAGCGACATTGAAACACAAAGGAGGTGAACGGGATGTTCTGCAAGAAAGAAACCGCCCACAACTCGGAAGATTGTAGACGGTTGCACGGAAATAACATTTCCCAAAAGAGCCGCAAGTTCGATTTTTGGTACCCGCGAATTATGACTGCTTTGCTGGCGATGAACCTGTTGTTACAAATTCTGATCCTTGCGTTCCGCTGGTATCGCTTATAGCTGTGCCTGCACAGGAATGAAGACCTAAGCCAAAAATTATTGTCGCAATGAGGGTGAGTGCCACGAGTATCAGATTTGCCCACTGGAACCTTGTGTTGATTTTTTCAGATTTCAACCGAGCTTGTTTTTCGGATTCCAGATTAGACCGCAGTTCTTGTATTTGGTTTGCAATTTCACCTTCAGTCTGGACAATATCCTGCAGTTGCCCTATAAAATCCGCGGTTTCGGTGTATGGGGTCTGCAGTGTTGCTTCGATAGGCTCTGTACGCTGATTTTCCTGATTGCAAAACTTTTGAAGTCTTTCGGCTTCTTTGTGAATTGCCTGCACTTTGGGGGAGTTCAATTCAGCATTTGCCTTGAAAAGCGATTCCCAATCTATTTCGTCCACCAATCACACCCCCTTCCTCCGACTAAATTTTACCACAGGTTGTAGGAAAGGGCAATACAAAAGAAAGGAGCATCACAAAATGACAGTAACAAAAACGCAGTACGCAAATGCGAAAGAAACGCTGGAAGCGGTCCAGCGTCTGCCCGTTGAAGCCCAGCGGACAATTTTGAATATGCTGCATGGGGCTATTGTCATCAGCGATATGTACAGCGTGAGCACCCAGCCCCCGGATGCCCGGCCCAGCGCATGAGAGGGGCATTCGGAGGCGAAGGGAGGTGAACGGGATGACTGGGCCAAGCATTATGTTTGGAAAAACCGGCTCAAACGGGTATGTGCTGACAGGGGAAGCATTAGAAAGAGCAAAGGATGCGATTGTAGATGCAATCAAATGCGGGCTTCCAATGGAAGCCCGCAGACCAGATGTGTTGTGCTATCTCTTTGACGAGATGAAAAATTGGGTTAGAGAGCAGACTTTGATCCTATAACAGGCGAATAGCAATTTCCTGCAAAACATTAGAGTATTATATCGCCATAGAAGTAAAACGGAGGTGAAAACATGAACAGAGACAAGTTTACTGCGATGCTGAACGATGGAAAGGATTTTATCCAGATCGTCCAGAGTATTCCGGAAGACAAGCGATTCCTGCTGTCGATGATGGCTGATGCATTTGTCAATGGCATGCAGGCTCAGGAACGATTGATGGACATCCACCCCAGCGCATGAGGGGGGCATTCGGAGGCGAAGGGAGGTGAACGGAATGCAGGCAATCATTGTGAACGGTACACTGGAAGAAATTGCTGCCCTTGTATTGGCGGTACAAGGGCAGCAAGCGGGGAAACTTTCGGACTGCGTTCGCAATATATTGAACGACATTAGTCATCAAACTGAATCAATCCGGATTTTTTGAGAATTTTAGCAACAGATATGCCAGCAGATTCAAGGGTTCTCATGTGAGCATGTAATAGTAAGTTCAAAACAGAATCGTGATTGTTTTCGCATAAACCTGCATACTCTACTTGCCACCTCCTTTCGATTTTTTTCGCCGGGGCTACACCACCCTCTTTCGTACCAGTCTAGCGGTCCGGCACGACCGCTGAGAAAAGTATAGCAGGGAATAGCGAAAAATGGAAGGGAGCGGCGCATGAAAATGCCGCCCACATCTGTAGGCGGCGAGGAAGGAGGACACGAAGTATCGGGAGCTTGTGAAGGTTCATGAGAAAGAAACGCAGAAAGGGGGTGAACGGGATGTCCGACCTGGAAAAGGCAATCTATGAAACTCCATATTTTAAAGACCATCCCCAAAGGCGAATCGATTCTGTATTATTTGCCATTGGCGGTATGACAGTGAAAGATGCGGTTGGTTTTTTGAACGCAATGGCTGCAACATTAACCGAAAAGACTCTGAAGCGCATTGTAGTGGATGAAAATTGGTAGCAAACCAAACAAATTCCCCGTATCCTTGGCAGAGGATACGGGGAGAGCTAAACACATCCGTCAACACTGGATTATGGATTTCACTTGGTTCCTATTGATTTGCATTAATTGTTATCCAAACAATTGGGGCCGGTTTATTTGGGTCCTGTATGTTTTCTGCAAAACACAACCCAATAACGTGCGCCCTGGGTTCCCATCTTTCTACAGCAGCTTTAATTTCCGCAACCATCATGGCTTTTGCGACTGAGGGAGGATACTCCAATGCGTCCCAAGATATTCCAAACTCTCTATACATTGGAGCTGACCCCTTTGGCGTAAGCAAGATCATGTAAACGCATACTTTGGTAGATTCTACCGGGTCTACTACACCTATAAGCTGATTTGGATGCTCTAAAGAACTCACCCTGTATACTGGACGGCTATCCTGAATGTTTAAACCGACTGAATTCCCTTCTGTATCGACAACTCTAAATTGCATCTTACAATGCGCTCTGATTTGGTAGGGAATTTCATTCACTCCATAGGTTTGTAGTTCTGTGCTTACAACCTGAAATTCACCTTTGCCTGGGTGAGACAAAGTATCTCCCGGCTTAACATCGGCTTCAGGTAAAAAATCAATGTAATTTTCGGTTGCATCATGCGAAGTAAACCCAAATTCAAATTTATTTTTGGTTGATATTCCTTCGCGTACGATGCAATAATAGCATCCGCTCATTTCCCAAAAACTCTTAACATCATTCAGTTCCATTACGTTCCACCCCCTTCCTGTAGCAAATTTCATATTACCACCCCCTTCCTTCGACAAATTTTACCACAAGTCGAAGGGAGGGGCAACACCAAGAGAAATGAGATGCCACATGGAAGAGGTTGTCAGCCCAGCACACGCAGCCCCACACAGGGCAGAAAGGATCAAACCAATGAACAAACTTGAAGTAAAAAAGGTGCCCTTCATGGGTACGGAACTCATGGCGGCCCGCGACGCAGACGGGCAGATCTGGGCGGGTGTCCGCTGGATGTGCGATGGTATTGGCCTGAGCCGAAATCAACGGGACAACCAGATTGACAAAATCAAGGCGGACACAGTCCTGTTCAAAGGGGCGGGAAATTTCCCGCTCCCTACAAACGGCGGCAATCAGAAGTGTCTCTGCCTCAAGCTGGACTACGTCCCCCTCTGGCTGGCGAAGATCGCCATCACGCCGAAGATGGAGCGGGAGACCCCGGAACTTGCAGCGAAACTGGAGCAGTACCAGCTTAGGGCCAAGGATGTGCTGGCAGCGGCGTTCCTGCCGCAGACCGCCCCGGAAGCCGCATCCACATCCATACAATTGCGGGCGCTGACCACGGACGACTACATCGGAGCGGCGCGGATTGTATCGGACTGCCGGAACGAACGGCTGCATTATGTACTGGGATTTCTCAAGTGCGGCGGGTTTGAAATTCCGGAAGTGGAGGCTCGTATCTCGGACAAGCCGTCTTTCCGGCGTGAGACGACTGTGGAGACAACCCGTAAGATCGTTGACCTGATGGATTTTTTGTAATAGGAGGTAACAATGCGATGCAGCAAACAGCCCTGAAAACGGACAGCCAGGGGAAGCTGATTATCCCCCCGGCGTGGGAGGAGTACATGGCGCATGTAATGGCGGATCTTCTGGAGCGGCAGCACAATCGCAGTGTGAAGATTGTGAAGAACACGAAGCCGGTAACAACGCAGAACGCCGAAAGACCCGGCGCCTGACCGGTGATTCAGACGCTATGTACCTTGGAAAAAAGGAGTAACCTGCATGAGACCAATCGTATCCCTGTTCATCATAGTATTCGGCATATCCTATGCCATCATCTACAAAATTATCGGAGGAGACAAGAAATGAGAAGATTTACAGCAATGATTCTGGCCGCCGTTTTGGCGTTGGCCGCAGCCTTTACCGCGCTGATCTGCCTGGAGCGCATTCCCGCCGGATATGTCGGCGTGGTGTACTCCATGAACGGCGGTGTGCAGGACGAACTTCTGACGCAGGGATTCCATTTTGTGAACCCCACAAAGCAGGTGAAAGAATTCACGATCGGCAACGAGCAGCTTGTTCTCACAAAGGATTCCCGCGACGGCAGCAAGGAAGATGATTCTTTCATGGTTTCCACCGCTGACAACGCAAATATCAGTGTATCGTTCCAGATGTCCTATCGGTTCATCCAGGGCAGCGTGGTGGATACATACAAGCGGTTTCGTGGGATGAGCGGCGAGGACATCGTAAACAACCGGGTTCGGACGGTTCTGAAGGCGAAGATTTCCGAGATTACCACATTCCACACCATGATGGACATCTATTCCGGTGATCGTGGCAAAATCAACAGCGAAATTACAGAGTTTCTGGACAAGGAGCTGAGCGATGCCTACGGCATTGAGGTAATCGACGCCTCCATCATCGACGTCCATCCAGATTCCCAGCTCCAGCAGACCATTGACGACCGTGTAAAGGCAATGCAGCGGAAGCAGCAGGCGGAGGCGGAGCAGGAGACCATTAAGGTCCAGAATGAGACGAAGATCCTCGAAGCGGAGGCAGCAGCAAAGGCGCGGCAGATCGAGGCGGACGCCGAAGCGAAAGCTAACAGGACTATTTCCGAGTCTCTGACCGAGGAACTGCTCCGAAAGATGGAGATGGAGGCTCGGTTGGAACACGGTTGGGTTACCGTTCAGGGGGCGGATACCGTTGTCGCCGCGCAATAGAGAGATCCCCGCGCTGGATCTGCTCCAGGATACCCTTGAGACGGCGGTTGCCCGGCAGCACCAGTGGATTCGGGATACATACAGCAGGCTGCGCGGCATACACATGGCAGTTCGTCCGTGGTATCCAAGCGGCGGCGGAGGCCCTGGGCATCAGCAGTGGCGAACTGGTGATAGCCGCACAGGCTGCCGGGGCAGAGGGGAGGCAGGCGTAGGATGGCAATTGTAATTAAACTCATCGCTTTGGCTCTTTTCGTTGCAGAAATGTTTTGTGCGCTTAGGGAGAGGCGGAAACATAACTACGTGGATGCTTTTTGGCACATGGGCTGGGCGATTATTTTTTACATTTCTGCTTCGCAATAGTAAGCCATAAAGACAAGAAAGGATGATGCAACATGAACCACAGACTTCGGGCCGGCGGTCTCATCTACGGCGCTGTCTCCGCGATCCTCTGCACTGGCATCACGGTAGGCGGGGCACAGTGGGCCATCAGCGAGGGCCGGGAGCCGGAGCCGCCAGCCCCCGTTGTTACCGCGCCGGTGCTGGCAATCCCGGAGGCACCGTCCATCGCCGCCGCTGACCTTTGGATCGATGACCGCAGCCGCATAGATACTCCGCTGCTGAAGGTGCCGTTGGCGGCCGAAACGCAGTGGGCGATCTTCGAGCAGTGCGGCCAGGATGCAGATCTCTTCTGCTCGGTGATGGCCATCGCAACGGTAGAGAGCGGTTTCGATCCGCAGATGGTTGGCGATGGCGGCGACAGCATCGGCATGATGCAGATCAATACCTGCTGGCACACGGGCCGGATGGAGGCCCTGGGTGTGACGGACCTGACGGACCCGGTGCAGTGCGCGGCGGTGGCCATCGACTACCTGCTGGAGCTAGAGGGGGAGCTGAGCGCTGGGCCTGGGGATCACAAGCTGTACATAGGTTACAATGCTGGTCCATCCAAGGCAAAGCGGACAAGCTCTACGAACTATAGCCGGGAGGTCATGACGGTATACCAGGGATACCTGGAGGAATTGGAGGGGAGACCTTGAAAATGGGTTTGCAGGGAAACGCCCTGATTATCGTGGAGGCAGACAACGTCCAGTTCACCATCATTAAATCCTGGGGCAAGATGAAGTGGGACAAGAAGACGCAGCGCCTGACCGGCATCGCTGACCTGGAACTGCTGGACAAGCTCTCGGCCATCGTCAAGCTACCGCCCAAGGTCGCAGCCTACCGCCAGAAGCTCCAGACCGTGGCGGACGCGGTGGATCGGGAGCGGATGAACGAGCACCCGGCGCCGTTCTATAAGTACCCCGTGAAGATGCCGCTCTACGATCACCAGACCAGAGGGGCGAATATGGCCCTGCTCACCTTCGGGTGGATCAGGCCGGAGGCGGCTGGCGGATAGAGGAAGGGGGAAGACAGTGTGTCAGCAAAGCTCAGTCCGCTTACCGAGGCGGAACGGTTTGTGGCCGAAGAGCATTTGAACCTCGTGTTTCGCTTTTTGCGGGTGCAGCAGCTTCCAGCCGATGAGTGGTTTGATGTTGTAATATTCCGGTATCTGCTTTCGGTAAAGACATGGTTTCGGCGTCCGGACCTGTACAGGTACCACTTCAGTACCATCGCCTGGAGAAGCATGAGGTCTGCTGTCAGCAATGAGCGGGAGAAGCGGGACCGCCGGATCAAAACGATCAGCCTTGACGCCCCCATTCCCGGCACAGACGGCCTTACACTGGGAGACGTCATCACAAGCGATCATCAGTTTTGCCGAAATTACAAGAAAGGAGTACGGTATGAAAATTACATATGACCTGGAATTCCTGCCAGAACGCCGCAACAACGTCAGGGAAAGCGAAGAGGTCACTGCTATCAAGGCTTTCCTTGCCGGTGCGCACAAGAATATGTGCTTCGAGTATGATAGCGAGAAGGAGGCTAAGCGCCGTCTCGACGCCGTTCGAAACTTCCGGAGCCAGCACAAGCTCCAAGAGATTTTTGACCTGTACCGCATCGAGAATTGCATCTATATCCTGCGCACCAAGAAACAGCCCAGCGATGCGCCGGGCAGGAAGAAAAGAGCTGCCCCCAGCGGCACAAACGCCGGGGACAGCAAAACAAAATGATACACGCTCAGTATAAATGAGCGGGAGAGGAAAGTCAATATGGAAATTGACAGCATCATCGCCCGGTTGGGCGAAATGGGGGCCTGCTGTGATGCAGAGGATGATAAGACGGCCTGCACCGAGGCAGCCGGCATCCTATTCACGCTTGGGGAGGGCGGCGTCAAGACATCGGAGGAAGCCGCAGATCTCGTCTACGACTACAACGCTATGGCAAAGCAGTACCAGGCCATGCACAAGCGGTTTGGAGTTGCTGATCGCGTTGTGCGCAAGGACGGCGTGTGGCACTGCCCCGGCTGCAACCGCCGGGCCAATCAGTATCACTCCTATTGCCACGCCTGCGGTAAGAAGTTGGCGTGGGGCTGCGGGAAAGGAGGCCGGCGGTATGGCTAATCGTAAGCAGCGTCGGATGGGTAAGCCCCAAGGGATGAACTATGCACAGGTCCTGGCCAGGAGACAGCAGCTGTTGGAAGCCTGCCAGCGGGCCGCTAACGACACCACAGTGCAGGTGCAGAGCGATATCAGGACGCAGAGGGCCATGTGGCTGATGTGCGTGTCCATGAACGACGCTTTCGGGATCGGCCCAGAGCGGTTCCAGAAGTTTGCCCAGTGTCTGCAGGAGCGGGCAGAGTGGTACGAGGAATTGGCTCAGGGTGGAGATGAGGAGTATGCCAATGAGAAGCTGCGCCAGGAGGCTCAGCGGTGTTCTGGGATGAATATAGAGTATCTCTATGAGGCTGAGATGCTGGCGGCACAGAAGAAGCACGAACAGGAGGGATGGCTATGAACTATCAGACCGAAGCAATCCAGGCCATCGAAGCCCAGCAGGCAAAGGTCACAGCCCGGTCCCCGCAGTGGATGGTAGGGGAGCAGCTGAAGGACATCTGCCGCCGGGAGCCCCGCAGCGCGGAACTGCTGGCTCAGGATCTGAAGGTGGAGGCCATGAGCATCACTGCGGCGGAGAAGAAAATCAAAGCCTTTGCTGATGGTCACAAAACTGGTAACTTCTCCTGCGTGACGCCCATGGAGGCCGACCGCATCCTGCGGGAGTTCTACGGCCTGCCGGAACCCAGCGTCGCACCGCCGCCGGCAGCCGATCCGCCGGAGCGGAAAATCATCGACCTGTCGGATTTCCTGTGAGGAGGCTGCGATGTGGAACAAATCAACTATGAGAAGCTGATCCCTCAGGAACCCATCACGGATGTGGTAGCCTTTGCGCAGCAGCAGGGGGAATTTGAGAACGCATACATGATTTACCGGTCAGAGCGGGTGTACGACCCGCTGAACATAGGCACTGTTTGCTCTGTCAAAGTTACCTGTTCCGCCTGTGGACACACATTCTATGCAGAGAAAGTCCCGGCTGGCGGTTGCAGACATAGCTACGCCCCCGCCCCCTTCGGGTGGAGAGATGAACAGATGCCGAACGCTGTGATTGATGGCGATAAAACGTTGTGCCCCAGCTGTTACAAGGAGGCCAAGACGGTCCACGTTGGCAGCATGAGGTCCTACGGCGGCGAGCTGATAGACGACACCTGGGTGACAGAGCTGTCGCGGCTCCCCGTAGAAGGGCTGGCAGACCGGCTGGTCCTGACAGAGTGGTGCATCCGCCGGTGCATCGACAAACAGGGGACTGTCCGGTACGAAATTTGGCCCTTTACCGCCTGGGTAGTGGAAGAGAAGAAAATCGTGCGCCTGATGGGATATCTGAAAAACATTGGCGGTCGGATTCATTTGTTCGGAGAATGGCGGCAGAGAAAGCAGTTTGAGGATGTGTATGGCAGCGCAAAGCTGATTGTCCCCTGGGACAAGTCCCTTTTGGAAGGAACCACTGCGGAAAACAGCAAGCTGGATCTGTACCAGACTGAGAAGCGGGGACGGGAGCTGGTTTCCTATCTGGCCCTGTGGCGGCGGCGTCCCCATGTGGAAAATCTCCTGGTACAGGGGTGCGGGAATCTGGTACGGACCTGGATCAAGAAGGAGATGAACAGCGGCTATTACCACGGCGGCATTCCGAAGCTGGAGGAAGTCAACTGGAAGGAAAAGCGCCCCGCTCAGATGCTGGGGCTGACCAAAGACGAATTCCGGCATATGAAGCAGAGCCGTTGGAGTACGGAGGATTTGGAAAAGTACAAGTTGGTCCGGGACAGCGGCGTTCCGGTCCGGCTCCCGCAGGACATGGAGCTGCTGAAGAAGGTGGAGAACTACGATTGCAGCCGGATTCTGGAAGAGGCCCCCAAGTCGGATTTCTGGCGGACGGTCCGCTACCTGATAAAGCAAAAAGAACATTGGTACACTCTGCAGGATTACCGGAACATGGCGCGGAATGCTGGCCGGGATATGACCGACAACCTTGTTCAATGGCCCAGAAATCTCACAGCAGCGCATAACCGGTATGTGGAAGAGCGGCAGGCCCGCTGGGATAAAGAGGAGAACGAGAAGAGGGCCAAGGAGATAGCGGAACGCAGCGTCCTGTTTGCAGAACGGGCCGTTGAGCTGGAATGGCTCTCCTTCGAGGCCGGCGGCCTTCTGATCCGCCCCTGCGCCAGTGAGGATGAGCTGATCCAGGAAGGCCGCGAGCTGCATCACTGCGTAGCAGGTTATGCGAAGCGTCATGCAGAAGGCAAAACTGCGATTCTGTTCATACGTCAGGCTGAGGCGCCGGATAAGCCCTTCTTTACACTGGAGTTCGATGAGAAAAAAATGGTTGCCGTACAGAACCGGGGCCTGCGCAACTGTGACCGGACACCGGAGGTCGAGGCATTTGAGAAAGCCTGGCTGGAACAGATTCGCCAAATGAAAGTACAGGGGAGGATTAAAGTAGCATGAACAACAGTGATTTTGAGGGCAAATGCCTGAGTGAGCAGTTCGGGGTGGGCGGCCCGCCGGAGGTCAAAGAAGAGGCCCCGCCCCCTGTTCGAACCGTAGAGGTGGTAACACTTGAGATCCGGACGCTGCAGCGGCAGGCGCAGCAGGTGGTCTTGGGATACGCCATTGAGATTGGCCGGCGGCTGGAGGAGGTCAAGGCCATGCTTCCCCACGGACGGTGGGGGGATTACCTGAAGAATGAGGTCGCCTACTCCCAATCCACAGCTCAGAATTTTATGCGGATCTTCCGGGAGTATGGCGCCAGCCAGCAGAGCCTGTTCGGCGGTGTGGCAAACTCCCAGGCGCTTGGGAATTTGACGTACACCAAGGCCCTCCAGCTCCTGGCCATCCCGGATGCGGAGGATCGGGAGCGGTTCGCCATTGAAAACGATGTGGAGCACATGAGCGTCCGCGAGCTGAACGAAGCCCTCAAGGCGCGGGATGAGGCCCAGGAAAAGGCCGCTGCCGCTGAGGATGAATCTCGCAGGCTCCACCAAGAGAATGAGCGGCTTCAGGAGAAGCTTGCCGGTCAGGCCCAGGTCTACGAGGCCAAGCTGACCAGCGCCGGCGTGGAGGCTGACCAGGCCAGAGCCGCCGCACGGGCGGCACAGGAGGCACGGGAACGGGCTGACATCAACGCCAAACGCCTCCAGAATGCTTTGAGCGAGGCAAACGCCTCCGCCCAGACCGCCGAGGAGGAACACGCCCGCCTGGTTCGGGAGCTGGAGGAACTCCGCAGCCGGCCCGCCGAGGCGGACACGGAGGCGGTAGAGGCCGCCCGACAGGCCGCCATTGCCGAGATGACCGAGAAGGTGGACAAGGCCAAGGAGGCCATGAAAATGGCCGAGGAAACGCGCAAGACTACCGAGGCAAAGTGCAAGGCCGCCGAGGAGTCCCTTGAGGCCGCGCAGAGGGAGCTGGCCGAGCTGAAGGCCAGAGAGCCGCAGGTCCGGGAGCTGACTCCAGAGGAGCTGCAGTCCATGACCGCCGGCGCGGTGGAAAAAGCCAGGGCGGAGGATCTGGAGCGTGTCAAGACGCTGGAAAAGCAGCTGGCCGCTGCTGATGGTGATGTGTCGGCCTTCCGTATCCATTACGAAGCCTGGCAGGACCATTACAATAAACTGTCCGACTATCTGACCAAGATCGCCAGCCGGGAACCAGAACGGGCCGGTAAGCTGCGCATGGCTGTAAAGGCCGTCATAGAAAGGATGGCTGCAGGATGAGCCGCGAGGAACTGCTTCAGGCCCTGCGCCGCATGGCGCCGGAGACGGGATCCCTGAACTGTCTGGGGTGCGGACATGAGCACAGATGCTCCACCCACGGCTGCGCGATCTGCCGGGAGGCCATTGAGTTGATTGAGCAGCTGTCAGCGGAAATTGATGTGCTGCGGGAGAAGTTCACGCCGTTGACGGTAGAAGAGCTTCTTGAGATGGACGGAAAGCCAATCTATGTGGCATCGTTCGGTGTGATGAAAACGCTGCCGAAATTTGACTCTGGATTTGTTATGTGCCTTGCAGATTTGACAAATCTTGACGACTACCAAAAAACTTGGTTGGCGTTCCGGCGCGAACGGAAGGGAGATGATGCCACATGACAACAGGAAAGGGATTCGGATTCCTGTTTGAATAGCGATATGGGCTGTGGCAAAACGCTGACCGCCATATCGGTGGCCGGAGCCGGGTACCAGATGGGCAAGGTCGCTAAGGTGCTGATTGTGGCGCCCACCAGCGTGTGCGCGGTCTGGCCAAAGGAGTTCCAAGAGTATGCCGACTTCCGGTACACGATCCGCACCCTGCTGGGGGACAAGGCCAAGCGGATCAAGGAGCTGGACGATCTGGAGAGGTTCCCATTTCCCTCGCTGAAGGTAGCCGTCATAAATTATGAGTCAACTTGGCGGGAGGGCATTTTCGAGCGGCTTATGCAGTACGATGCCGATCTGATTATAGCGGATGAGAGCCAGCGCATCAAAACTCACGACGCCGAGCAGAGCAAGGCTATGCACAAGCTGGGGGACCAGGCCCGGTACAAGATGATCCTCTCCGGCACACCGGTCCAGAACGACGCCATAGACATCTTCAGCCAGTACCGGTTTTTGGACCCGACTGTGTTCGGATTCAACTTTTATCCCTTCCGCAGCCGGTATGCCGTGATGGGCGGGTTCAACCGGAAGCAGATCGTCGGGTACCGGGATCTGGACCAGCTGATCAAGAAGGAACATTCCATCGCCTACCGGGTCACCAAGGAGGAGGCCATAGACCTGCCGGAACAGACCTTTGAGAACAGGTACATCACTTTGAACAGGAAAGAGCGCGGCCTGTATGACCAGCTCCGGCGGAGCAGCGTCGCGGAACTGGAAGGCGGCGGCACCATCACGGCCACCACGGTCCTGACCCGGCTCCTGCGCCTGCAGCAGTTTACCGGCGGATTCCTGGTGGAGGATGACGCGGACCGGCCCCAGCTGGTGAGCCGCGGGAAACTGGACGCCCTGGCCGACATTCTTCAGGATTATGTGATTGACGGCAGGAAGAAGCTGGTGATCTTCGCCCGGTTCATCCCGGAGGTGATGGAAATCATCAAACTCTCGGAAAGCATTCTGGGCAAGAACCACAAGAAAGCGGTTGCCATTTATGGGGAAATCAAGAAGGAATCGCGGGGCGACATCGTCCGGCAGTTTCAGGAGGACCCGGACACGATGGTGTTTGTGGGCCAGATCGACACAGCTGGTACCGGTATTACCCTGACGGCGGCGAACACCTGTGTATACTACAGCGTCAATTTCAACTTTGCCACTTACAGCCAGAGCCTCAGCCGCATCCACCGGATCGGTCAGCGGAACCGCTGTACCTACATCCATCTGGTGACGGAGAAGACGGTGGATGATATGATTCTCAGCGCCCTGGCAAAAAAGGAGGATCTGGCGAAAACTGTGGTCGATACCTGGAGGGACTACTTCTGATGATCCTGATTTACTACAAGGATGTAGCAGGTAATATCTTCGACTACATGATACCGCCCGAAGGTTGGACCATCGGACAGCTCAAGAAGGAGATAGACGGCTTCAACGCCCTACACGGCGGCGGCGTCAGGGCATACGCAGAACTGCTTCGGGATGGCTGTTATGCAGAACCGGCCCCGGACGGCAGCTTACTTAGGCATATTTGGGAAAGGATGGTGGAGCGTCGTGGGACCTGAAAAACAGCCCATAGGAGAGTTCTACATTGACCTTGGCGATGGGGAGTTCGTCAAACTTGAGGGCTTCCCGAACGGCGATCTGGAGATTACATGCCCAGACGAGGCCCCGGATGATCCATTGTTCAAGGTATTAAAGGCGATGTCTGAGCCGCTCACTTTTGGGATGACCGTGACTGCCGAAGAAGTCGGAAAGGCGTGGCGGTGCGGCAGCAGAAAGCGGTTTATCAAGCTCCTGATGAGTTACGGGTGCGACCGGAACACAGCGCATGAAATGGCCGCAATCGTTCCGATCCTGCGCGGCCAGAAATCATACCAGGAACTACTCTTTGAGGCTTTGTTCCTTTTTTCTAAGATGGTAGAGGCAGCAGAACAACACGAAAGGACGGAAACAACATGACACTGCTTGACATGGTTCGGAACTATCAGAGTCTCCTGGAGCGTAAGGACGCTTTGGCAGAGGAGACCAAGAAAAACAACGCCGCCATCGAGGCGGCTAAGGAAACGATCTCCCAGCAGATGGTGGACGACGATGTCCCCAGCATCTCCACCGGCGGCTATAAGTTCTCGCTCCAGGCGAAGACGATCTTCAGCAAGAAGTCGGAGGCCGACATCGCCCACACCGACACCACCTTCTTCGATGTGCTCCGGGAGGAGGGCCTGGGCGACATCATCGTGGAGCAGGTGAACGCCCGAACCCTCCAGTCCACCATGAAGGACTACGTGGAGGAGCACGGTGATCTGAGCGATGAGCTGAAGAAGGTGATCCGCTCCTACGATACCTACGACATCGCCCGGCGCAAGGAAACCAACAAGGCTACGAAGGGAGGAAAAGCCAAATGAGTGATATCTTTGACGCGGATCAGCTGCAGCTTGACATGACGCTCAAGGTGGAGCGGGACATCGGCGACAACGTCCGCACAGCTGTGGACTTCACAAAGCTGAAGCTGCTGAGCAGCTACCCGCCGCCCAGCAGGGTGCGCAACCGCCACGAGGCGTTCGGCATTGTTGCCGAGAACCACGCCAAGGTTTCTGGCTGCATGAAGCGGATCAAGGTAGACATGGACACGCTGCTGGCCACCCTGGGCGACATCGACCGCCCGGCACTGGATGCGGTGAGCTCCATCTGCAATGACACGCTGGACACCGCCGTTGCAGTCGTCATTATGGCGGCGGAGATGCAGCGCACACTGAGCGATCTCTACGAGGCGGAGAACCAGGAGACACACTACCCGATGGACGACCTGGCGGCCGCCGAAGGGGACGGCTTCGAGGAGGCGGCCCCGCTGGAACCGGAAGAAACCGATGATAACGAAATGGAGGATAATTGATTATGGCAACCGCAAAGAAGAACACCGCGCTGGCCCTTGTTGACAGCTTCCAGGTAGTGGGCCGCTATGAGGGCCTGTCCCCGGAGGTGCTGGCCGAGCTGAAGGACGAGATGGAGGATCTGGACCCGGAGACCGGCATCGTCTGCCGCCAGATCAAGGTCCCCAGCGGCGGGGGTATCGCCTACGAGGTCCAGGGGGAGGACGATGATGACACCGATGCCATGAAGGAGATCGAGGGCGTAATCGTGTTCACCCACCGGCTGAGCGGCTATTGGCCGGGGGCCTTCGGCTCGGCGAAGGAAGCCAAGGACAAGATCCCCGTCTGCTCCAGCATGGACGGCAAGACCGGGCTCAACACGGAGACCGGGGAACTCCGCGCCTGCGAGGGCTGCCCCTGGAATGAGTACGGGACCGGGGTGGATGAGAAGGGCAATCCCAGCCGTGGGAAAGCCTGCAAAAATATGCGCCGACTCTACCTCCTGATGGATGGAGATCCCAACCTCTACCTCCTGACCGTGCCGCCTACATCCATCCGGGATGTAAATAAGCAGCTGACCAAGATCCTCACCGGCGGCGTTCCCTACACCGGCCTGGTCGTGAAGCTGAAGTTGGAAAAGGCGCAGAACGCCAACGGCGTGGCCTACAGCAAGGTCGTGATCTCCAAAAGTGGTCTCCTGGCCCCGGAGAAAGCCGCTGCTGTCATGCAGCTCCGCCAAGAGATCAAGACGCAGTACAAGGATATGGCAATCACCGCTGAGGATTACGCTCCCTCCGCCCCTAAAGGCAAGGCAGTGGACCTGTACCCCAGCGAAGCGGAAGTCGCCGAAATGGATGGTACAGCCTTTGAAGAGGCTCCGCCCCACGGTGACGGGGACGCTCCGCTGCCCTTTGCTTAAACCCCATAGGGCGGGTGCCGCTCCCAATGCGGTACCCGCCCACAATACACAACGGGAGCGACAGGACGATGATTTTACAAGGGACTGGCGGTGATGAAGCATGGCGGCAAGAGACAGCGTAGACTTGGACCGGCTCGTGGACTACCGGGCGGAATACACCGCCGTCATTGAAAAATACCAGATATCCGGGGACAACCTGACCGGGCTCTGTCCGTTCCACCAGGATAGGGAAAACAGCTTTTCGGTGGATCTGATCACAGGACAGTGGCACTGCTTTTCGGAGGATGAGGGCGGCAATTTCGTATCCTTCTGGGCAAAGTATCACGGTTATGGCGATGATACCAAGCGCGCCTACAAAGAAATCCTGAGCAAGTATGGCGTTGATGCGGATGCCCAGCGGCAGCAGGTCAAACAGGCCAAGGCGGCGCAGCGCCGGGAGGAATTGACCGACTACACCTTGAAGCAATATGCCTTTGAGAAGAGATTCCCGGAGAAATGGTTAGCTGAGGACTGTCACCTGAGTACAGAACGAGACCGGGATGGCCGCATTTGGCTGAAGATTCCTTATATTGGCGAGGATGGTCAGGTGGCAACCTACCGCAAGCGTTACGGCGGGAAGCAGTTTCGCTGGCGGCAGGGCAGCAGCGGGAAGATCTGCCTTTATGGGGCCTGGCGTCTGCCGGAGATCCGTGAAAAGGGCTATGCCGTTCTGGTAGAGGGCGAGAGCGACACGCACAGCCTTTGGTATATGGGCATTCCCGCTATCGGCGTGGCCGGCGCGGCTATGTTCAAGCCGGAGCAGGCATCGGCCCTCCAGGATCTGACTCTATACATTCACCAGGAGCCGGACAAGGGCGGCGAGACTTTCGTCCAGAAAACCTGTGCGGGTCTGCGCAAGGGTGAGTTCATCGGGGAAGTGAAGCTGTGGAGCTGCAGCAGGCTCGGCGTCAAGGACCCCAGTGATCTCTACATAAAGCATGGCCAGCAGGATGCGGCCAGGATGATTCGGGAGGCGCTGAAGAATGCGGAGATGATCGACATCACCGAGGAGCCAATCCCAGAGGCCGTCGCCGGAGCGCCGCTCCACCTGCGGCAGCCGGAGGGCTGGATATACTCGGAGAAGGGCATCAGTCTCATTGATGAAAAGAAGTATGCCCCGGTCCTGGTCTGCCGGACGCCGCTAATCCTGACCAAGCGGATCAAGAGCATTGAAACCCGTGAGGAGAAGATTGAGGTGGCTTTTAAGCGGGACGGCCAGTGGACGTCGGCCATTTTCCCACGCTCCATCGTCTTTTCCAACCGCGGTATCCTGGAACTGACCAGTCTAGGCTGCACGGTCACTTCGGAGAACGCCAAGCAGGTGGTCAAGTTCCTGGGCGCACTGGAGGCCGAGAATATCGACATCATCCCGAAAGCTGATGCCATCAGCACCTTTGGGTGGCAGTCTGGCCGGCGGTTCATGCCTGGCAAAGAGGATAATCTGGTCCTAGACATTGACTCCACGCAGCAGGGCCTCGCGGCCGCCTACTGCCAGAACGGGACGTTGGAGCGGTGGGTGGAGAACATGGCCCCCCACCGGCAACGGCATAAGTTCCGCTTCATCCTGGCGGCCAGCTTCGCGGCGCCGCTGCTGCGGATCGTCAAGCAGCGCATTTTCTTCGTGTACAACTGGGGTGGCAGCAAGGGCGGAAAAACGGCTACGCTCAAGGCGGCGCTCTCCGCCTGGGGAGATCCCGAACGGCTCATGACCAGTTTCAACGCCACTGCGGTGGGCCTGGAACGGACGGCCTCCTTCTTTTGTGATTTGCCTCTGGGCATTGATGAGCGGCAGTTGGCCACCGGCTACCGGGGCGATCTGATTCAAAAGATATACATGATTGCCAGCGGCACCGGTAAGATCCGGGGTAACAAGGGCGGCGGTCTGCAGACCACTCACCAATGGCGCACCGTGGCCCTATCAACCGGCGAGGAGCCCATCGGCGACGAGACTACCATGACGGGCGTCAGCACCCGCGTGCTGGAGATCTATGGAGGCCCTTTTGACAATGAGCGGGAGGCTTCGGATATGTATGGCAAGGTGGCCGCCGACCACGGCTGGGCCGGGCCGGAATTTATCCGGCGCATCATCGCTCTGACCGACAAGGATATCTGCGAGGCTTATGAGCGGATGCGTAGCTACGTGAACGCCGTCAGCGGCGGCAAGAACGGCTCCCATGTTGCGGGGGTGGCCGTGGTTGCCCTGGCCGACGCAATGGCCGACAGCTGGCTTTTCTGCGCCGGACTGGGGCCTCCGGAGGAACCCGTGCCGGAGTTCCTGCAGGTCCTGGGTATTCGTCCGGAGTCCTGGGCGGCGGCAAAGGAGATGGCGGCTAGCATCCTGGCCCAGCAGGTGGAAAACAATGCCTCGGATGTCAACGAGAATGCCGTGCAGTATGTGGTGGACTGGGTCCTGTCGAACCGAGCATACTTTGGTAGCAGCGTCATCGGCACCTGCCTGGGGTTCACCAGCGATAGTGGCGATACAGTATACATCTATCCGTCTATGCTGACGCAGGCATTATCAAAGGCCGGATTCAGCGCGCGCAAGACCATCAAGTATATGGCTGACCGTGGATTGATTTCGGAAATGACCGACAAGACCGGAAAGAAAACATATTCCGTCATTCGTCGCTTCGGAAGCCGTTCCAGCCGATTTGTTGAGTTTTTCATTGGCAAATTAACTGAGAGTGTGGATATCATCGAAGCGATGGAAGATGAGTACGATGAACGTCCTGTGCCGGAAGGAATACCAGCGCAGTTAGCAATAGGCAGTGGCTTTATACCGACAGAGGAAGATGGCAATGAAGCACTTCCGTTCTGATGAAAGCTGCGTTACTCCTAAATTCCTGACAAAATTAGGTGTAACGTTAGGTGTAACGCCGATAACAGTTGCGAAACCCTTGTGCCGCAAAGATTTTATAGATTTGTTACACCTGTTACACCTGTTACACCAAAAATATACTGCTTTAGAAAAACTTGCAACTTGCATGAAATTCATGTAACTTGTGAAACTTTTTCAAAAACGCAGGTTGTTTTCGGAATTAGGTGTAACGCATTAAAAAAGCCGCAGGTACTTACTGCCGCAAAGGATTCCGGCGTTACGCCTAATTTTCTGAAACAGGTGTAACGGCCACCTGAAAGGAGGATGCAACTTTATGCGAGGCAGCACGAATGCGGAGAAGCTTCAGATTTTCCTGGCTGATTTTGAAAAGCTGAAAAAGAACCGGGCAGTTATGCCGCTGCCGGAGCTGATCCGCCGTTGCGGGAAAGCCTACAACGTTTTGGTTGCCCAGGTTCTGGAAGGAGCGGACTGGTACGCTGGCGCTGTCCTGCGGCTCCACCCCTTCCCTACACACCCGGCTGATTTCGATGGCAACAACTGGCTCACGAACCGTCTGACCCGCATGGATGCGCAGGACGCAGCGCCCGGCGGGGCTGTTGAGCAGTACCGCGCCGCTCTGATCGACCGGCTGAGTATGCGGGAGTTCAAGGAAATTGCCTGGGAACGGTATGGCCGCCGTCTTCAGGAGGCATTTAACCCCTATTGGCAGCGGCACTGCTTCCGCCTGGCCAGCGGATGGATTTACAACGACATCCTTCGAAAATTCTGGCTCCCTTCGGAGAGTGGAAAGTCCGGGGGATGGATTAACAGCGATTACAGCGGCTGGGATGGACGATTCCCGCCGCAGATGAAGGAGGAACACGATGGCAAACTGTAAAATTTGCAGCCGCCCCGTTCTGGCGGGGCCGGTGATGCACAATGATTGTTTAGAAAAACTGATAACCGAAGCAGCGGAGCAGTTCTGCGACAACTACTGCCGCTGGCCCCGGACGAATGCCGACCAGATGGAAGCGCACTGCGATAGCTGCCCCATGGAGCCGCTGATGCAGCTGGCAAAGCAGGGAGGTGTGCAAAAGTGAATACGGTGGATTGCAACAAATGCGGGTATTCCTTTGTGCCGGAAGACGCCTGCTGCGGAACAATCGAAGAGGGAGATTTGCTGGTACAGTATTTCTGCTGCCCGAACTGCAGGAAGAAGTATCACGCCTTTACATCCGACCCTCGGATGCGTGAGCTGATTGAGCAGCGGAAAGCCGTGCATATGAAAATCAAAGCGGCCTTTGCCAAGAAGTTCCGCGAGAAGACCATACGGGAGTACGAAAAAGAATTGGACCGGATCAAGCGGCAGCAGAAAAAGCTGCTGCCGGGGCTGAAAGCCGCCGGTGAGAAGATCCTGCGGCAAGCTGAAAATACATCGGGAGGAGTACAAAATGTTGATGCAGCCAGGACTGATACAACCAGACCCAACTGAGCGATATACTTTTGGCGCCTACATCAAGCGTGGTGATGACACCGTCCTTGACATAGCGGTGGAGGCCATCAATACACCGGAATCCATCCGCAAGGCGATAAGCACTGTCCGCCGTGCCATGACCAGCCATGCACCGGATGCCACGCCCATCGTAATTGCCGCTGATAAAGACCGAAGTGCCCACACATCGGCGCAGGCCGCAGCAGCACCGGAACCGGCCACAACGCCCACCACTGCGGCTTCCGGCCAGGAACTGAAGCCGCAGTCACCTCCAATCCTCAAGCCGGACAAACCGCTGGAGGGCGTTCGCGGCCTGCTCCATCTGCACTGCGAGGGCTGTGGAAAGACGCTGGCCACATTCCTGAAGATGAAGCAGCAGACGATCACCTGCAGGTGCGGGCATACCACCGACCTGACCAAGCCGCTGGCCCGGTTCCACTACACCTGTCCCTATTGCGAAATGGAGCGGTGGGGTTTGACCAATCTGGAGGACTCGACTATCAGCATCAAGTGTAAGTGCGGCGGAACGGTTGATATGCAGTGGACGCCAAAGGCGAAGGAATACCGAAATTAATGAGAGGAGATCAATCATGAATATCAAGAACAACATCACCCGCTTTGAAGCGGAACTGACCAAAATCCAGCGGCCCGGCATGGACAAGCTTCTGGAGTACATACAGGGCAGCGATTTCTATCGCGCACCCGCCAGCACCAAGTACCACCTGGCCTGTCCCGGCGGCCTGCTCCAGCACAGTCTCAACGTCCTGGACGCTCTGCGGGGCCTGCTCCAGTGGAACAACATTGAGAACCACTGGGAGTACCACACCGCCTGCAAGGTTGTGGATACCATCCCGGATGACAGCGTGATTATGATGGCCCTGCTCCATGATATCTGCAAAACACATTTTTACAGCACCAGCACCCGGAATCAGAAAAACGAGCAGACCGGCCAGTGGGAGAAGGTCCCCTTCTACACAGTAAATGACATGATGCCCCTGGGCCACGGGGCCAAGAGCGCCATGATCGTCAAACAGTACACCACGCTCACCAGTCAGGAGATGTACGCAATCTGGCACCACATGGGCTTCAACGGAAACTATGAGAATGACACGGCTGTTGGCAAGAGCATCGAAATGTACCCGGCGGTCCTTGCCCTTCAGACGGCGGACATGATGGCCAGCAAATTCATGGAGGATGAGAAAGCGAACCGTGAGCTGTTTTCGGAGCCGTCCCAGGCCACTGCCGGAAACTTTGGTGAAGACATCGGTACCGGGGAGCCGGAGTTCGAGGATGCGCCGGCAATCAGCGGGAAGGCAGAGCAGTGAGCGGCAAAGAGTCCAATCACAAGGAAAGCTGGTATCAGGCAAAAATTATCCGCTGGCTGAAGGAAACCTACCCCCAGGCTTTTGTCTGGAAAGCGGCGGCGGGGCCGTACAGCCACTGCGGCATCCCGGATGTCTGCATGGTACTGGACGGACAATTTTACGGCTTTGAGGTCAAACGCCCGGAGGTGGGCCTGCTCTCCAAGATTCAGGAGCAGACCATCAAGGCAATCAACGCCGCCGGTGGGATCGTTGGCGTGGTCTCTTATCCGGAGGATGTGGAAAGAATTCTGAAGGGCGGTTAAGTTAAAATCCCAAGCACTTGGGATTTTGCGCACAGATAAAATCACGAAGGGGCGGAAGCATGACTCTGAAAGAGCTATCACGATACTACAACCTGCAAAAGCAGCTGGAGCGGAGCCGGGAATTGCTGGCATCGCTGGAAGCATCGGCCAGTCCGAGGGCGCAGGCACTGACCGGGATGCCCCACAGCAGCGGCGCTGGAGATAAGGTCGGGGACCTGGCGGCGGAGATTGCCGATACAAAGGCCCACATCCAGAGACTGGAGAGACGGGCGGAGCAGGCGGCGGTACGCATCCGGGCCTACATTGACACCATCGAAGACCAACATACCCGCATAATTTTCCGGCTTCGGTTCATTCGCTGTATGACTTGGGGTGAAGTTTCCGCCACAATCGGCGGAAAAAACACGGCGTCTGGCGTAAAAATGGCCTGCTACCGATATATTTCCGACAACAAAAAGTTGTGACGCGGTGTGACGCGATGTTACTTGATGTTCCGCGCCTCTTTGTGATATGCTAAGCTCATAAAATTCTACATAAGCCAGGCGGCCCTTCTTCGGAGGGGCCGCCATTCTTTTGGGAAGGAGGTCCCGGCCCGCGTTTTCTCCTTTGCGTGGGTCTGCATCGGGTACAGCTATGCCGGAGCTGTGCAGCGGTGACAGACATCAAAAAGGAGGTCTTCACAGTGGAGATTGTGAAGATGAAATTGTCAGAACTGAACCCTGCAGCATATAATCCCCGCAAGGCCCTGAAGCCCGGAGATCCGGCTTATGAGAAATTGAAAGCGTCCATTCTGTCCTTCGGGAACGTGGAGCCCATCGTATGGAACCGCAGCACAGGGAATGTGATCGGCGGCCACCAGCGGCTGCGCGTCCTTCTGGACCTGGGCGTAGAGGAGAGCGAGATCAGTGTGGTTGACCTGTCCGAGGTGGACGAAAAGCGGCTGAACATTGCTCTCAACAAAATCACCGGCGAATGGGACGATGAGAAGCTGACGTCCCTGCTGGCCGAAATCACCGCCAGCGGAGAGGATGTCTTCCCGACCGGCTTTGATGAGCAAGAGCTGGCCTCCATGTTCGCCGACCTGTCGAAAGCGGAGGCCCATGATGACGGCTTTGACCTGACCGCCGCCTTGGAGCAGGCATCCTTTGTCAAGCGGGGCGACATCTGGACTGTAGGCCGCCACCGGCTGATGTGCGGCGACGCCACTTCTGCAGAGGATGTGGCCGCGTTGATGGGCGGCCGGAAGGCTAATCTCATCCTGACTGATCCGCCCTACGGCGTGTCCTTTAAATCCTCGGACGGCCTGACCATTCAGAACGATTCCATCAAAGGGGACGCCT